AGCAATCGCCAGCGCTTCCGGAATCTTTCCGGTAGCCGCTTTACTGGTAATGCCCTTGATGACATCAAGACGCTGCTTGGTGCTTGCGGCCGTAGTAGCAGCGGCGCGAAGGCTGTCGTAGTAAACAGCATCCTTCTTGTCGAGTTCTTTTTCAAATGCAGTGGGCGGCGTGCCATCGGCATTGACAGTGACGTTAGTCCGTCCGGCTGCTTTCTGACGTTCCTGCGCAGCAAGATATTCCGGGACAGCTTCCACCGATCCGGTTTTCTTGTTGACCCAGAAACCATCTTTGAATTCCTTGCCTTCCATCGCGGATTTCTCAGCCGCCGCACGGGCATTGGCTGCAAATTCTTCCTTCTCACGCTGACTAGCGGGTGTCTGCCGAATAGAACTGCCGAACTGGTTGAGTTCATCCACCATCAACAGCGGCGGTCCTTGATCTGCCCCGGACTGGAAGACTTTGCGCTCTACTGGGGTGGTAGCCTGTCGGTTGTACTGGCGGTCCTCTGCTGCAATCTGGCGTGCCTCAGCGCGCTTCTCTGCGGCAATCTCTCGCTTCTGCATCGCCTCTTCGTGGGCAAGGGCGCGCTTCTCTTCCATGGACATCCCGAGCCTTTGTGCAAACAGCTCAGAAAGCCGGGAGAATCCAGCACCTAGTGCGGCGTAGGTATCAGCGCCCATAGTTATCCTCGCGCGAGAAGTGGCGGACGTTCATCGGGTGGTGCGCCTTGCGGGCCTTGTGGCGGACCTGCGCTTTGCTGTTGGCCACTTTCCATCTGGGCTTTCAACTGTTGTCCACGCTCACCCAGCATCTTACGGATTTGTTCCTTCACCGCCGGCATCATGCCCACGATATCGAACTGGCCCTGTAGCAAGTCGTCTAGCTCTGTGGTGATTTCGTCAATTGCGCCACCTTCGGCGAACCAGACGACAGGATTGATTTCAAGCCCAGCGTCTTGGGCATCCATCATCACCGCTTCGATCATCTGGGTAAAGAACATCGCAAGCTGCTGCTCTGGATTCTTTCCAGACAGAAGCTTGGTCAGGACTTCAACCCCGTCAGGGCCGCCATCGCTCGGACTCTCGATAAACTCCATCGCTCGCGCGACAGCAATATCAATGTCCTTTTCGTCTTCCTCTGAAAGCATCTGGGTCTGATCCATAGACTGCTCTTCCGGAGTCCCTTCCTGCTCGGCTTCCATCTGCTGCATGCGCTGCATGGGTACGCTCATTATTTCTTCCCCGGTTTGGTGGGATCAACGATCACGGGAGGCAGGGTCGGCTTAGCCACCAACAAAGGTGGACGCTCGAAGTCTGCGGGCTTTTGAATCTGGCTGAACTTGTCCAGCGTTCCGGTTCGCGCATCACGTTTGCGCTGCTTCGCCAGCTGAACGTTGTAGTCGTTCAAATCCGACTCGAACAGTGTAGAGCGACGGTCTTCATCGCCTTGGATACGCGCCATTTCCTTGTCGGCCGCAATCTGGTCCTTCGTGTTGCTACGACTAGACCGGCTAGAGGCATAAGCCCCTACTGCTGCCGTACCTACAGAAACCGCTGCTATTGCCCAGAATTCCATACTTCCTCCTGTGGGACGTACCCAAGAGACACCAGAAACTTGCATGCCTCTAATTGGGCTTCCCGTGATGCGGTATTGCGATTCATCAACGCTGTGTTGTCATCGTGGTTGAGATAGAACGTGATCCCTTCGGAAAAACACGCTCGATTCCCTTCCAAGACTTCCTGTTTGTCGTCGCACTCTGCCCAACTAAGCAGTTTCATTTTGCAGCCTATCGAAGAATACAGTACACACGATTCTTGGCTTATCTCCACTCTCTACCGGCAACGTCTTGGGCCATCGTGAGTGGAACATATTTGCATCAAAGATTAACGCTCTGTTCTCTATGGATTCGACAAGCTCTGTCATTTCCCATGCGGATTCATCTTTTATTGCTTTGTCGAAGTAAGCGAACCGCCTCCATCTTTGCGCAATTGCAGCATCAGAGCACAATTCTTCTGAATCCAACACGGTGCGTGTATCTGGCAACTCCAAACGATCTAATCCGGTTTCCTTGTGACGCCAAAACGCTGTACCAGAAACACAGTCCGGAGATTGCAGACACAGGACCATAGCAAGAGCGGTCCCGTAGTTGTCAGTGTGGATGTAGTGAGTGAGCGGTGTGTCTTTCCGTCCAATCCTCAAATGGTTGTGCTTGATCTTGATCGGGCCTACTTCTCTTTCGATCAGAGCCTTTACGGGCAAGGTAACCTGTCCAACGCCTGTGTACCACTTTCCGCCAAACTCATAGTCTGAGTATTCAACATCCGCAATGAACCGTTTTGCTAGTTCAAAGTCAGGAAGGAAGTCGTCGATTACGATCACGGGCCACCCGGAGTAATCGGCTGAGTGGAACCGCCACCACGCGGCGCGCGAGACTGGTCAAAGAGGCGTCGGAACAGTTCGATAGCCCCAGACTGAGAGTACTCATCCCACGTTTCCGGGTCATCAAGGAAGCGGCTAAACGTCTCACCTGCGACAGTGCGGATCAAGTCATTGTCGCGGGCCTGCTGGTCATAGCCAAACTGGTCCTGATTCAACTGTCGGTTGTAGCCGAACTGAGTAGCATCACGGCCGGTAGTGAAATCACGATCACGCTGCGATTCACTGGAAGTAAAGTCCCTGCCTCGCTGGGCTTCACCGGACTCCCAATCGCGACCGCTCAAGGTCAAATCCCGAGACTGCGCCAGCCCTTCACGAGTCGCCAAAAGGTCATTGTCTGAGTTGTACATCGAAGCGCCAGCCCCAATCCCTGCGACGGTTTCGGATGTCTGGTTGCCTTCTGCACTGATCCGCTGGTTAGCCAGAGAGCTAAGGTTCTGTCCTGCTGCGGTTCCATACGCTCCGGCCTGCTGCATGGCGACATCACCCGCAGCACCCAGCCAAGCCTCTTCACCACCCGCAGCCGCAAGGTTGGAATTGATGCCACCACGCGAAGCTCCCGCCCGAACGCCACGAGCGCGAGCCTGCTGCAAGATGCGGTTGTCGCCCCTTCCGAGTTGTTCCATGTGCGTAGACGCGAGTTCGTTGGGCTGAACCATCCGCGTGTAGCCTTGATCACCACTGGTAATTCCAGAGGGTAGAGGCGCATTGCCATTCGTCGTGCGTGGACTCAACAACGGTTTGCGCTGGTCAACAATCCAGTTTTGGTTCGGAAGTGGCATATCAGCGCCTCGTTTTTTCTTGCTCGGTGATGAGGATTATAGACTGTAGCGTGACCGGGCGGAACGCATATGGCGAAACTTGTTCTGTTGTTGCGCCATAAACCGTAGTGCCATCGTTAACGAATTTCACAGAGAGCGCAAAGCCGTCTCGCTTGATGTCTTGGGTAACAGAGAAGGTTTGTTTTGTGAAAGCTTTAATCCCTGTCCCTGAAGTGCTGCCGGCATTGATGGATACAGGCGTTCCCGTTTCGATGTCTCCGAAATCCACACCGAAGTTCGCAGCGAAAGGCGCGAATCCGAAACACTGCCCACCGACAATCATGCGGTCGTAATGTTTGACTTCCCATTCCCGTCCAGAAGCTCCACCGTTGACGACGATGTATGAGTCGATAGGCAATAGACCATCCCACGACGTGCCAACATCACCTTGGTAGATGAATGCCGGCGCATAGAGATTGAAGTTAGGAACGTAGTTTGAGTCGTCCTCGTAAGCGTCCTTAAGATCGTTTGAGAAAGCGCCGAACTCTGCCATCCCGTAGGGGATGAGGAAAAGAAGGTCTTTCCCACCTGAAGTCACACCGGTAAACGTACACGCCGGGACAAATGGAAGGACTTGAATCGTGAATTGCGGGTTATCGAAAGCATTGCCCACCATGGTCATGGTCAGGCATGTTCTATCTCTGAAATACACCCGATACTGGTTTTTGTTGCGGATCACTTCCGCCCGAATCGGTCCTGTCGTCGAGAGCGTAGAAGCTCCGTACTGCTGAAGCCTCGGGATCAGGAAGGGAGAGACAGCATCGCTCATCCGTCCGCGTGCGAAGTCGCCAAATGCAGCCGTAGCCGTCACCGTTCCGATGCCTCGGTAGTCACAGAAGATCGGCTGTCCAACATTCCTAAGGGTGTATTCGATGATCCCCGACTCACCGGAAATCAGGTTAGCGACCAACGCCCCGCCAGAGCCGACAAGCTGCTGAATCGAGTTTCGGCACATCACGCCCATGGACTGCTGCGAAAGTGCGATGTAGCCATAGACAGAATCCCCGTGGAGAATCTGTTGCGCCCCACCGGCAAACGTCGGATAGGTGCTGGTATCATCGCTAATGGGGCTGGAACCGCCAAGAGTCCCACCAACAACGCCGGCCGTGGACTCTGGATAGCCAAGGTCCGAGGCGATGGAAACGCCCTGTACGTAGCCCCAAATGGCTTGATCCAGATGCTTCACGACATGCCGGGGCTTGTCTTGGCTGGTCTCTACACCGGTACGAACTCGAATGTAATACGTCCCGTCAAACGTAGCGCCAAAGTCAGCGCCAGAAGCCATCAAGACCTGTTCAGTCCCAACGGCCCCATAGAAATTCACGGGATCGGTGATTTCCCACTGCGAGGCGTTCGTTTCCAAGGCATTCGACGAAGGAAGGTAGACCTTTTCACACGCTGAAGCGACGGTGGCGTAAGTCGTTCCTCCGGTTCCTGCGCTGTTTCGGATCAACTGCCCGACACGAATAGCGGTCGGATTGGAAACCTCGTAAAGCGTCAATGTCCCTTGCGCGTCGTTCGTGGACCAGTCGCCTTTTTCCTTGTTGTACCAGATGACTCTAGCGGTAGAAAAGTTCCGGAAAGCGGTAATGGTTCCTGTTGCTGGTGTCGCAGGTGCCCCCGCAACGGTATAGGTGAACGTGGTCAGGCCTGTAACGGTAATGACGTAGGTTCCGTTGTATTCCGTCTGCACTGCGCCTGAAATCGTTACAGACTGGCCCGTAGTGAATCCATGGGCAGCAGTTGTAGTGACTGTCGCGGTCGTGGTGACGCGGGTAATCGACGTGATGGCAGTAGTAGCCGCATCGCCGAAGTACACGAAAGAGGAACGATCCTTGTAGGTGATTCGCACCCGAACAGAATCAATTTCCCTGTCGTTTCCACCTGCGCCATTGACAGCTTCGGCAGCAATCGCCACACCGAAACCAGAGTCATTCAGGATCGAAGCGGAAAGGCTCGTGCCCCACAGATCAGAGGCGGACCCATACGTCGTGGCGGTCGAAACAGTGGGCCAGAATTCGGCTTTCTTCTTGTCCTGATAGCTTGGAACGCCTACCAAGGTGACGCTTCTGTCCCTCGCGGAAATGAACCCGCTCGCCTGTTTGCGTCGGGTGACTTCAATCTCAACACCCAAGACAACAGCAGTAGAAGGAAGGTCAATCAGCGCATTCGTACACACCAAAGGTGGCCGCAATACGCTATCGTTCGGCTGTGTCGCAAAGGTTCCTACCGTTCCGTCTGTCGCGTTCGAGCTATTCGTCCAGCCCGTGGCGGTTCCGAACGTCAGCCAGTCGGTTGTCGTGACGACAGATTCTAACTGAGCATCGCGATTCGCCCTGTTGAGAACGGTAAAGAAATTGTCCCCGGCAGAGAAACGGCACTCATAGCCAAGGTCTACACGTTCGTAGGGTTCTGCGGTGATTCCCGAGGCGATGACAGCTTCGCGCATCATCATGGCCTTGCTAGACCGCGTAAGCCCGCCAATGGTCATCGGGTCATTGGTTGCTGTCGTGCTGTTTCGGCAGTCGAATACGTTCTTTGCTGAGCTAAGCTGTCCAGACGTGATGTTTAGGACAAGTTCGATCTTTCCTGCGGCCGTTCCAGCAGACCAATCTCCGGATTCCGTGATGACGTTTTCGACGGTGTAGGTGTAGGAAGACCCAACACCAATCACGCCAGAGTAAAAGAGCTGGAAGAAATCACCAACAGATGGCTCAGCGCTACCACTGGTGAACGTCCACGTCTCAATATCCATGATGGCGTGGACACGATCATTGAACAGGAAACCACCCATAGCACTACCCATCGGACTGGCAGGAATCGGCCATGCGTGTGTTGCATTTGCATCAAGATCAAACGAGCGGATCAGTCCGCTGATCTTGTCTACGGTATCGTCTGGCTGTCCAGCAAGCGCGAACAACTCCGCCCGACCATCGGCCACCATTTCACTTGCCAACGGTGGGGGATTGATGACTTCCGCAATCCCACCTCCCGGAGTGGTGATGATGTCTCCCGGCGCGGGCATCCGACCCTTGATGTTCACTACGGCAAACAGGGTATTGTTGTCAGGGTTAAGCACCGAGTAGCAAATGGTCGCAGTGCCATCTACCTCTGTCAGAGATTGCGCGATAACGTCATACGTCCCGCCCTCACCCCAGCTAATGACCGTCCCCTCAGTAAACGAGGCATCGCTTCCCGTAACAGTGATAATTTCAATGAAATCGCCAGACGAATAGAACACATACGGGTCGATTACGTCATTCGCCACGCCAGCAGAGTACGAACGAATCCCCTGAATCTCTGTGTATCCGCGAGTATTCCCAACCTCGAAATTTTTGCACTCGGAAAGTGACCCCGGCGCCGCTTCCTGTTTGGAACGGACCAAGTCCAAGCCGCCAGAGAGGACGACAGGGATTACAGGCATCAGATTTCCCCAAAGAACGATATTGGTGCCAACTGCTCTTTACATAGATCGCGATACATCGTGGTGAGAGGCGAGCTAGAAACGGACCAATCATCCAATCCATTCCCCAACCAGTTCCGCACGCGATTGGATTCGTTTGACCTTCCGTAGTAGCAAAGCCCGAGGTAGACAATCAGAGTGTGAAACTTCGTCGGCATCAGGGGCGTTGTCGCATCTGCCACCAAGGGTTGGACGGTCTTGCGATACTGGTATTTCACCCCATACGCCACGTCAGCCTTCGGAAAGACTTTCAGAGTTCCATCTGGTGCAATAGCACAAAACTGCGGGCGGCCTGAGCTATTGGCATACTTCCCACTGTCGTAAAACCCGTGAAAGTCAGCCCATGGAATAAAAGGCGCTTCCTGACAGTCCGTCGTCCCTATGCTGCTCTTGTAGAACAGCACAAACGAGCATCTGTGCCCGAAGTAGGGACGAAGTTCATCGTAGTCCGATGCGGCGCCTGTAAGCGTTACGGAAGACGCCCCCAGAGCCAAGGTATCGTTAGACGTAGACTCGGACCGCATCCAGAGCCAGTCATCTTGCGATTGCTGAATCTCAAGCCACGCTTGATCCACCCATGTCACGATGCTCAAAAGCTTACCGGATTGCCCAATGGTCGTCGTGGGCAATGTTCCGGGATCGCCCGGACCGCCGCCAATCTCTAGATGCAGTCGTTGACTGAGCGAAAGTCGGTTCACGCGGCAGCAGCCTCGGGCATGACATCCGGATAGCCAAAAACGAAGGTGCTGATATTCGCCTGAAGCTCTTCAGCGGTCAGCGGGGTGGTTTTCTTGTTCTCCGGGTTCCGGGAATGCGTATCGATACCAAGCTTAGTGGCAATCGTCTGCAAGTCGCGGATGTTCGTGAGGTCGCGGAACCACTTCGGGCCTTTCCGTTGATACCACTCAAGCATGGACGAAGGCAGGTCTTCCGTCCCCGGCTCAACACCGATGATTTCCACGTTGTAGACGGGTTCGGCAGGCGTCCACTCGGTCACAACGTCGTTACCGATGGTTTCCTGATAATGGCGGTGATGCTCAATCTCACGAAGGCGAGTCAGGATCGGAGCCGGGATGACTTGCACCGTGTTGAACTTGATCGGGTAGCCCTTAACAGTCCCGCCGTAGGAGCCGTTGGCGAAGATATGCGTACCCACATCCTTGTCGTGCGCGTTCGTCGGACGCATGACGCGGACACGCCAGCGCTTGCCGGCCCAGATGCCCTCAGGATCAAGGTTCATGTCGGGAGTGACCTTACTGGCTGGTCGGATAGACTTCATCACTTCCGCCACCGGATTGGCAGCGTCCATGCTCAGTCCGAGTTCCTTGCACAGCATCTTCTGAAGCGAGGCGTCCGAGTGGGCTGGCTGGTATTTGACACCCAACAGCTTGCAATACTCGCGCATTTCCTCTTTCGTGGAGTTGCGGAACAAAGTCTCTTTGGCCTTGTCAATCGAAATCATTGTGCTCTCCAAAAAAAGGGGGCGACGCTATGCCGCCCCCAAGGTGGCCGGGCAGGCCGGGTTAAATCGCCGTAACGATGGTGAAGGTGATCACCGCAGAAGTCTCGGTGGCGTTCGTCGCAGTGAGGATGTACTCATCGCCATCCACCCCCAAGAGCGTGGGGACTGCCTGACCGCTGGTGTACACAGTGAGGTCCGTAGCGCCCTGAAAGGCCGTGGAGTCGTTCAGGATGCCATCCGGGTCCGTGGTCGTGCCGATATCCACCGTGATGTCATTTCCGGAGTCCGGATCGGTGGAAAACGAAACGTCCAGAGACACGAGCTTTTCACCAGTGCGAATACCGCCGCAGATATGCAGAACATCCGTGGTGGCAATCGTGCCGGTGTAGGTCGCGGTACGGGTCAGGGTCGCGCCCTTCTGGCCCAATGCGGGGCCTTTGTAGATGCGCGAACTGGTGGACGAGATAGCACCCGAAGAGGTCGATTGGACCGCAACGGTGCCGTACAGATCAGTATAGAGATTTGCCATGGTCTACTCCTTAGGCCGGGTTATTGGTGACGCCGGCTTCGATGGTGATCGCCCAGTTCTGATTCAGAACCACCGGGCCATCGTGCCACTGAGCACCAACGATGCGGAGACGGTTGTCTCGGTCGGACTTGTCGGCATCCTTCAGAACCGTGAAGGTCACGCCACCCAAGCCAGACTCAGACTGCGAACCTGCCAGAGAGACGCGGCCGAACGCTTCCTGTCCGAAGATCACGTAGGAGTAAACGTCAACGCTCACACCGCCGGCCGACTTCATGCCAGTTGCGCCCACCGCAGCACCCGCAGCAAGACGCGGTTCAAACTCCGGCGAGGTCACAAACGCCATGTCTTCGACGTAAGCGAACAGCTCCGGAATCTTCTCGCCACCACCGCCAACCTTCTGAGCCATGATGCAGCCCGGAAGATCGCGGATGTCGCTCTGGCAGTCGGTATGGCACCACACCAGATAGGCGGGCTCCATAGCGTAGGTGTCGTAGTTCACCGATCCCTTGGTGGCTTCACGGTGGACCTTGGCCTTGTTGGCCTTCAGGAAGCGCGAGGCAACACGGAAGCGTCCAAGCGTCGGAGCGCCGTTCACAGTCACACGCGAGGTAATCGCGGACGAGTTGTAAATGACGTTGTTGCCGTTGCGGAAGGTCAGCCAGCCGTTGACTTCGCGGGTCTTGCGAATCAGGTCAACGAGTCGGTTTTTCGAGTCAGCGAGGACATCGCGCTCACCCATATCAGCCTGACGGGACGAGATAGCGAACGACTCAGCAAACTCCTGAATCGTCACCGTCGCGTTTTCGTAGGTCAGTGCGCGTGAGGCTTTCGAGACGCCCTCTGCGCTTTCGGTGGTGTCCACGTCCGGAGTAACCGCACGAAGCCAAGTGACGGTTTCGTTCTTGTTCTTCGGGACGCGCTGGAGCTTCACGTTGCGGTCGATGACCTGAACGGTGTCAGCAGCCATGAGAAGGTCTGGAGAGACCCAAGTGTTAGTGGGATTACCACTAGCGGTGTTTTGATACGCATTAAATGCCATGATTTATTTCCTCTGTCGGAGCCGTTGCATGTCCAAGTCAAAGGCGGTTGCAACATCGAACGTGGATGGGTCTGCTCGCGCGACACCTACTCCCTGCTGTCCTGTTACCGCCCGCTTGGCGAGATTGTCTTGTCTGGTTTGCTGAACCTGTGTGGCTTGGTGCGCCTGCATGCTCTGCTCTGCTGCCTGACCTTGGGACTTCATGGAATCGTAGAAGCGCTGGAAGATCGCCTGTACATCGCCAGCATCCTCGGGATCGCGAGACTTTAGAACTTCCACGGCTGCTCTACGTTCGTAGCCGGGAAGGCCGTCAAGCCAGTCGCCCATCTTGTTGGATACCTGAAGCTTGATTTCCTTGGTGTCCGGATCAAGCGCCACACTTGCATGCGTATGCCAGTCCGAGAATTTCTCGGCGAACACACGTTGCGCACTCTCGTGAGCTTGGGTAATCCGTTCGCGCCGGATTTCGTCCACGGATTCGATTCGTGGCCGCACATCACGGTCAATCAGTTCCCGGAGTTGGGAGAATTCCTCTTGCTGCTTCGCAAGGCGCTCTTCCATCTTGCTGATCACGTCTTGGTGCTGACGTTCCAGCGCTTGGAATGCGGCCTCTACCGGAGCTGCATCTGCGGGGTACTGTGTGCGATGGACTTCCCACTCCGGCAGTGCCTTAAGCAGACTGGCGGGCGGCTCACTCTTTACCAACGGCGGCTTAGCGGCATTGGCTTTCTGCTCTGCTTCCCACTTTTCCCACTGCTCTGCCTTACGTTGCAGATGTGGTACTCGGCCTCGCAGGCTACGTCGGTCTCGATCCGCTTCCTTGTACCGGTTTTCGAGGTCTTCAGCACGCTTCTTTTCCGCCTCAAGCAGCGCTTTCGCAGCCGGTGGAAGCGTATTGACATCGAATATATCAGGTTCCGTTGGTTTTGCAATCGGAGTGTCGGTCTTTACCTCTTGAACGGTATCGGTTTTCCCGCTCAGTGCGGCTATATCGGCGTCAAACTGCGCGGCGATATCAGGGGTGTCGCTCATTTATCTACTCCGGTTAGTGTGTCCAACAGTTCTTTGAGTTCGTCAATGCGAACCCGCCTAGCAGTGTCCAACCCTTCAGAGCGGGAAATTGGCCCGTCCCAAAGTTCCTTTTTCAACGTTTCTATACGGGCATCAATCGTTGCTTTGATTTCCCGCCACGTCTGGGTATTAAAGTCGATGCTCATCGGATATTCACGTCGTTACCGTTCTGTCCCTCTGCCGCAATCTCAAGAAGAACCTTGGCCTTTTCCTGATTCATCTTCTCAACTTCCAGAGCGGTATCCGTGGCGTGTTCGTCACGCTTGCGGGTATCGTCGGTCTGAATCTGGATTGCCTTCGTCTCTGCGCCCATGGCAGCGATGTTCTGGCGGACCTGAGCCTCAGCGGTAGAGTTGTACTGATCGGAAGAGGCTTTGATGTTCGCGGCCTGTAGATTCATCATCGCGACCTTCTCATCGGACGCGGCCTTGAACTGCGCAAGTTCCATATCTGCCTTGATCTTCATCTGAACAATCTCTTTCTCAGTCTGAAGCTTGAGCATTTCCGGATCGGGCTGCTTTGGGAATCATCACGATATCCGCGTCCAGATTCGTCTGGTCAATGACCATCTTCGTCAGTTCGTACATACGGAAATACGGGGCGATGGCAGGGTTCTGCGCCATCTGCAATACCTGAATACCCTGTTGCGCGTTGATGTCCTTCGTAAGCAGGTGGCTAGACGCCTTGGGAATCACGTCGAACGCCCACTTGGCCTCTTTGTTCGTCCCATACGCCAGTTCGAAGTCGATGAAGGCTTGGAACAATGGCTTTGTAATGTTGTCATCCCAATGCTTCGCTGCATCGGACTGAATGATGTTGTCCTCAATCTTGAGCATGGCGAACATCGCAGCACCGATCTTGACATCGGTCCCTGCGGTCTGTTCCATCGACTGGACCATCGCGTGATTGTTCGCGTTGTCCCCAGCCTGATTGAATACCAGCATCGCATCGGCAATCGTCGATGGGACGGTCGTGATCTGCAAGACCTTGTTGATGTCATCAACGCCACTGTTCAAGATCAAAGGCTTTTTGAACGGGTAGGACAACACACCGTTTTCAGTCGAGAATGCGCCCTTCACGATTCCGACAACCGGGAACGCAGACGCCATGCTGTTCAACTTGACCGCCGACCATGCAAGGTTACGGTCGAACTGGTCGTTAGCGATATCGTGGGGAACGCCAAACCCGAAAATGGAATCCGGGTCTTTGCGGTAGTTGTAGACGTGGAACGGAAGCGCCTCGCCGTCAGTTGGAACGGCTTTGATCGTGATCCCTTGGCAGAACCACACTTCGCCGTCCACAGTGTCTTTATCGTGCGTCTGTTCGTTGTCCATATACGTCAGACACTTTGTTTCAATCGGGCCGATGTACTTCCATACGGGATACTTGCCTTTCAGGACGGCTTTCGTATCCCCAGACTCAGAGACGTTCGGCTGCTCATTGAGCATTCCGGGGTTTGGTGCAAGTTCAAGAACGCGGGCAATCTGCTCTGCATCAAAACCGGGTTCCTCAGCGAGCTTCTTGAGTCGCTTAGGCGTCATCAGATCGAGAAGGAACACGCCCTCACATTCTTTGATGTTCCGGCACGGCTTGGGATAGAACCGACGAAAGTCGAGGCGCTCGGTGGACGGGACAATCTCAGCCGAGTAGACGAATGTAGTGACCGGGTTTCCTGCCTCATCCTGCGTAGTCGAGGAAATCTTGCGGTTGACCAGCTTCGGGAAAGGCCCATGCAGAATGCCAGTCCCAACGTCATCACCGTCACTAATTACCCAACGGCCCTGCGTGGCGTAGTCCGCCTCCGCAAGATAGTCCTTGATCTGCTTCTCCATCGCAGCAGCGGCCCTATCAGCCTTCTGCGCTAGCTTGATCTGCAACTCAGGATCGTTAGGATCAAGCCCTTCCATCATCATCGGCGTGGGCTTGGTCATCGGAGATGCAACAATATCCGCCTGCTGTTCATCCGTGCCAAACAGCATGTTCACGATGCGGGCAGTGATCTTCCGGGTAATCGGCCGCGTGATGTTGTCGGACGCCCTTTGATGCATGGGCTTCTCAACAGCCGGGGACATGTAGCCGCCTGCGTCCTTTGTGCCTGAAAGCATCGTAGTCCCGTCACGAAGCTGCCGCTCCGCTTCGATCCAGCGTTGCTCATAGGGCTTGCGCCACTCAATAGCGGCGTCCTTTTCCTTTTCCAGCGCAGCGCCGTACTGGTCAAGGAAGTCCCTGCGTTCGGTGTCTTCGATGTTATCCAAACGAAAGCTCCTTGAAATACGATTCGCCACTCGGCTTTGACTCGGCAATCTTTCCGCCGCTCACAACCGCATACCTAAGTGCGTCTACACGATGGTCATTGACCTTGATCGGCTTGCCACTGTCCTGACTGTACTGGCGGATTTCGTTCAACAGGCCCGTGCAGGTTTTGAATATCTTCAGCGATCCGTTAGCCAGCTTGGTCTGTACCGCCTCAAGTCCTGCAAACACCGCTTTGTCAGGGATCTTGATAGGCAAATCCAGTTCAGCATAGAGCTTCTGATACGACTTACCGCTACTCTTTTCCAACTCCGCGCAGTCACCAACGAATGGAATCTGGAACCCTGCTAAAACCTTTGAGCGCATCTTGAGACGTGTCGCATGAATCGTGTGGTCTATCACTTCGCCAGACGTTTCATCCCTACCGCCATCGCAATACTCGGAAACCGCATACCAAGCGTCCCGATCAGGATCAATCGCGAAGAAAACCGCTGCCGTGTTGTAGAAACCCACGTCAAAACCCGCCACCCACTTCCAATGCTTCGGAATGGGGAACGTGTCGCAGACAATCCTTTCCTCTTCGATCTGGTAGATACGTCCTTCTCCTGCTACTGGAATACCCTTTGATCGGGCGTCCCTGAGATACTTCGGGGTACTGCTGAGAATAAGCGCTTTTGCAGCTTCACTCAGGTGCGGAACGTCGTCCCAAGTGATATTTGTTACATGCACGTTCGGATCGTTTGCAGCCTGCCTTGCGATCACGTCGATGGTGAGTTCCGTCATTCCTTTGAGCGGGGTGTACGTGTAGATCACTCTGGCGTCCGACTCGATAATGTCCAACTGTTCGGACTTCATCGTTCGGACCATGATTTCGTTGTGGATGTCGATGGGCGGTTCCTCATCCTCCCAAGCCCAATCAAGCTCAAAGGCTTCAAAGGCTTCGCGTCCTTGCTCATAGGTGCCAAACGAAAGCTCGGAATATCCTCCTGTCTTGTGCTTGATCTTCGCGAACAGAAACACACCCGCCGTACCACCCCACAACCTCGCCTCTTCCCTTGGCAGTAGATCGGCCCGGATCATCCCGGTGCCCCAATCCTTTCCGAACAGCTTCCTTTGTACCGACTTCCTCAACTGGTCCGTGTCAGACGCCACACACAGAGCACGGATGGGCCTATCGAACCTGTGCCCTATCCACCACTTCGGATAGTCGCCTGTCGCGTGCAATGCCGTCTCATACGCTCCAATGCCTTCTGATTTACCGCTTCGATTGCTGCCCATCACGCATCTGAACGCTGCCGTTCTCCCAGCAGCGAAACATTCCAGATGCTTGGAATAACGTTCCCGCCTAAGCGGTCCCTCATCCGGGTAATACTGGTCAATCTTGTTGTTGCGCTTCCTGCGCTCAATTTCCTTCCGAATCTCAATGAGCCGGTGTTGCTGTGCAGCCGTCAAGCTCATACCGAGAATTCAATGCCTGTAATGACCGGCGAATTGAGCGTGATCGTTACACCTGTGCCGGCTGTAGCAACCAATGCATTCGGCAACCCAGCGTCAAGAGCATGCGTAATAATCGGAGCCGCTTGGATCGCGTTAACCTCAGTCAACAGCAATCCAAGCGCCTGCTTCAATGCAGTCTTCGCGTTCACGTCGAGAAAGGTCTTCTCTACGATCAGGTCCAACTGGGGCTGGGTTACGGGCATGTCGTGTCCAAAGAAAGCGGCCTACCCGACCGCTGGGATTCGGTTACTGATCGGCCAAGTTCATCCACGTCAGGATGATGGTGCCGGTCCACGTCTGGGTGGCGTCGGCATCCACGTCACCAGTGGTTGCATAGGCTGAATTGAGGTACAGGTCAGCGGCAGTTCCGGTTCCGTTGATCAGGATCGGAGCCGCAAGGAACGGGGTCACCGCAGTGCCAGCAACGTTGATCACCGTGGAACTGGCGAACGCAGTAGACGGTGCGATATTCGCCATCGTTGAGGTAAGCGACACATTCGATGCAGCAGCAGTACCGAGCGCCAGAGCGCCGGTCGATCCGCCGTTAAGGGTGGAAAGAATCGTGCTCGTGGTGGTCTGAGCAAGGGAAGCAACGCAGCCCATGACCAGAATTTGGCCCTCGGGGAAATCGTAAATCTGCGTTGACTGGTACTCAGTGCCATTCACGACAGTCTGCGGGGTTGCGGCCAGAGTGAAGACGGTCTGCCGCATAGCGCCCTGCCGGGATTCGACGACGGACACAGTAGAGCCTACCTTTGCGCCAGCACCGATGTACGGCTCGCCGAATAGGTTGCTCAATGCCTGTCGCTGCACTGGCGGGAAACGGTTCAAGTTACGGTTGCGTTCTACATTGGTGAGAATTGCCATGGTTTATTCCTCTGTGTTGGGGTTACCAATCCGGCCTACGGATGTAGGTTGCGGACACATGCAGCCAGCCGGGCTGCGCGGTGAATCGTCTAGCTTTTTGATACTCGATCAGGTTGGTTGAAGTCTCAACCCGTGGATTCGCGAGACCGGGTAGCATTCTATTACTACTACTAACTTCGCACTACCCTTCCATTTGGAACCCCCCCCTTACCGCCGCTTGCTACCAAGCCGCGCAGTAAGGATCACAGTCCCGGCCGGATCGCCAGACGCCACAAACTGGTAGTGGTCGCCCTCAAGCACGGCCTGTCGCACGCTTGCAGGGGTTCCGCCGCTACCAGTGAACAAAACGATGTTGTTCGTAGCGCCCGAGGGATCGAAAGACCCCACAGGCACCCACGAGCCGCCAGTCTGTACGTTCACAGCCACGGACTCGGCAGCGCCAAGACCCGTACACTTGACCGTTACCGACTCGTATGCGGAAGCGTCCAGATACCGTGTAAACGCTGTCGAATCGTTGTTGATGGTGATTTCGCCGCTCATGCTTTGGGGTCTCCGGGGATTAGTGCCAGCAATGCACGCGCCTCGGCATGCAACTGTTCGGTGGTTAGGGTTGCGTACTGGACAGGGCCGCCGTCTTTACCGGTGACTTCCTGCTGCACCTTCTCGCCATAGTCTGCGGGGGCAATCTTGGTAGCCCGCCAGCGCAGATGATGGGCGGCCTCTTTGGCCTTCGCTAGTTCGAAGGGATCGGAAGCGTTTTCAATGCCTTGCAGCGCCTTCTCATCCCACATGCGGGACGTGCGGCTTCGGGCTTCACGTGAGCGCGCGAGACGTTCAGGGACCGATTCAAGCCAAGTCTGCAACGTTCCAAACGAAACATTCAGCGATGCGCAGATATGGGTCATCGGCTCACCGTCACAGATGCGTGCGCAAATACTGTCGATGCCCTCAGCGTCAAGGATGGCTTGAGCTGGGGCGACGCCATTGCCGCCTGCGTTGTCCTGTCGCTTATTAGCCACGGATACCCCAGTCAACGGCATTGATTGCCCCGTTGCGGGCTTGCTTCTGCATATAGGCGGGGGAAACGTATACGGGCACGCCAAGTGCCTTAGCTACTCTCAGGACGATATCCCTACGCAGCCTGCCAAACCGCTTGTACAGTCCGCCCCATTCGCGTTCTGCCCGAGCCTCTTCCATAGCCTTGATGGAGCGCAACTTCTTCATGCGGGCATCGAATCGTGCAGCGAGCCAGATATCCAAGATCATTGCACCCTCCGAAGCTCAGCCCCAATCTCATCCTCTACCGTGGACGTAGCGCCATTCACGCATAGGTGAATGATGCCGTTCAGGGGATACCGGGCCATGATCGCCATCTTTAACCAGCCGTCATGGAACATCCGCTCAACCCGAGTGGATTCGTCCTTTACCTGCGGAATAAAGCTCGTGGCAGTGCTCATAGGTCGCTGATGGCATGATTCATGCGTTGATTATAGCCCATGAACGTCAGA